AGATTGGGAGTCCATTCAATAGCAACTCCTGCTCGTTTTAGGGTAATGTTCCCACGATAAAAATCATGTCTTTGCATTCATTTATTTAGAAATCTCAACTTGACAGGAAATGAGTTTTCTTCTATGTGTTGGCTTGGAGCGAGGTTTGCGTGCGTCTTCTCACCAGTCGGCGCAAAGGAAGCTTGCTTTCTGTGTTAGCCTCGCTCCAACTTCTCACGCGCAGCAAAAAAAGGACATAAGAATGAAAAACCTCGTCCTAGCACTCGCAACAGCTTTTTTGATTTCTGTTCCCGTTACCGCTATGGCAAAAAGTGGTCATGGGGGACACCATGGCGGGCATCATGGGCATCATGGACATCATGGACATCACCATGGTTATTATGGAGGTTATGGTTATTGGGGTTTGGGCTATCCGCGCCTGATTCTTTGGGGTCCGGGAATCTACTATGATTGTCCAGTTGTGATAGTCAAAGGCCGCCGCTACTTCCGTTGTATCTGGTAAACAATGGATTGTTTACATCCAGGCATAGAACTGATCATAGGGGCAACCTCAGGAAATGATGTTTCTGGGGTTGCTTCTATAGTTTCGTTTATTATTATATTGGTAGCTTCTTGTGCTCTGGCAGCTTGTGGTCTTGTTAAATGTATTAATATTATTTTTCCATCTGATGCTAAGATAAAATCGAAAAGATTATTACTCAGTCATCTAGACGCAGTTCAAAGAATGCAATTTGAGGCTTATTGTATGTTTTATGTGGTTGGAGGAAAAACAGGAATTCTGTATTTAATTAAATGTCATAGTGGTGTTTTTGGTAATATAGAAGCAAACGGAAGAATGATGTGCGTTTATGTCCCGGATGTTCCAAAATATGATTGTTTTCTAGCGCAAAAACTGATGTTAGAATGCCCTCAAACTGAAGAGCATGTTAGAAATATCGCGCACTATGGTTAGTTTTTGTGTTGATCCAGAAGCTTAGCTAAGTCGGCTGTTGTGAGGATCAGATTGTTGTTAATAGTTGGCTTGTCTTTGGCATCCGACCTTTGATCAATCTTTTGTGCTGTTTCTTTTGTCTCTATTAGGTCTTTGTTGGCTGTTACGATTGCTGCCATGAGAGTCGTGAAAACCTCAAAGGCTCGTGGGTGTCCTGAATCGCGCGCAATCTCCAAAAGTTCAGAAAGTGCAACGTTACCTTTCTCAATAGCCCCCCGAATATTTTGTTTTACATATTCAAAGTCATCATCTGGCATCGGAGTGACAACAAGTTCTGTTGACTCTTTTTTCTCATTGTCAAACAAAGCTTCCATAGCTGTGTCAGTGTTAGCTTCTTCTTCCATTATTTTTTTCCTCACGTATTAGATGCAAATGGCGCTGTGTTGACAATCTTGACAACGCCCCAATCATCATCAAACCAAATCGTATGAGGATCAACAGAAATAGTAACGTTGCTTGTGGGTTCTCCATTTGCTGTAAGTCCCGGTTGAATTGTAAGCCTATCCACAGCTGAAGCATCGTTGGCAACATAGAAATTGGTAGTAACGAATTTAATAAGAGGTCTCTCAACAACAGGGCCAAATAGATAACCCTGAAGATTGAAGTCTAGAGTCCAAATTTGTGCGCGGCGAGTAATGAAATCTCCTTCATAGTTATCTTCGGGAGAAACACTACGAAGTGCAATAGGAATATCTAGTTTCAAGTCATCCATTTCTGGAATGAGAACAACAGAAACAGTATAGTCGGGAGTGAAGAAAGGAATAATCTGCTCAATGATTTTCAGGTTGTCTTCTGTGTTCTTCGCATAAACATAAAGACGAAAGTTGAAATCATAAGCAACAGGAACGAATTGAGTAAAAACATGATCAGCATCGTCGCCTTTTTTCACATACTTGTTGACTTTGGGAAGCTTCCTATCTCCATTGTAGTAGGCAGAAACATACTCAAATGACATCCTCGGCAAAGTAATAGCAGATTCCCGATCTATCGCCGGATCGGCTTTTAGTCTTGCTATTATTTTATCTTTTGGTGCAAAAGACAAAGGCACTTTCATAGATTGAAGTTGTGTGCCATCTTCTGCTGTTCTACTGATGTTTATATTATCAAACAGCAACCCGAAGACAATGCTATATCGCTTTATAAGTTGAAAATAAAAGTTATGTCCAAGAATAGGAGTAAGTCCTTAGTGTGTGTCTAGATAAGTTGTTATTACTACGGTGGCGCAAATCATACCGACACAAATAACAACCATAAGTTCCCAGCCCATTGTTTTTCCTTTGTTTTAGTGCTCAATTTCCCCGAAAGGATCAGTTTCAGAGAAATCAATAATTTCAGTTACATTATTCGCTAGAGTTGCATTATCATCAGGTTCAGCTGCATCTTGATATTTATATGGACTGCGGACGATGATATGACCTTTATCAGTTTTGATTGGTGCTCCTAGATCAGTAAGGATGCCATAGTCATAGATGTTGGTTGAAAACTTCGTAGTAATTTCATCAATCTCTGGAATGCCAGTATCAAAGTGTTCATTGCTATACTCATAAAGTTCGCAATAGATATCATAAGTTGGTAGGATACCTAATGGATAATGAATAGGTTTGTTCTGAATATACTTGATTTCAAAGGCTTTTTGGTTCAACGGATAATAGATCAAGTCACCTTCTCGGGGGCGAATATATCCAGTTGTTTTACCGATCAGATTATCAAAAGTGCGTTTGGCAACTGTGAAAGTAATTTGATCACGAATTTCAACACCAAACTTAGAGAACAAGTTTCCTTCGCCTTCAAAACCATCATAGGTCTTGACATATAAATCAATATAGAACACTTCTTGGAAAGTGGAAACATCTGTCTGACCAAATAGCTCATCTGCTGTATCTCTTATTCTAGGGAGATACATCATATCAATGCCATAAATCTTGATGCTTTCAACGATCAGGTCTTGAAGTAGCTCTTGCTCATTACTGGCGCCTACATTATTGAAAAACGTTGATGTCGCACACATTTATAACCACCATTTTCCCTTTTTGGAATTTTCTGCACTTCTTGGAGGAATACCAAGTCTTTTACCATGTTTAGAAACAGCTCTTTCCACTACCCTTTTTTCACGGACAGGATTTAGTCTTTTTCCAATTTCTTCATGCGACAATTTAGGATCGCTGGCAACTTTGGCCAACTCTGCATAATGTTCTTCACTCCAACGGCTTTTAGGATTCGCTGGAGGATGATATTCAGGATGATCTTTGTTTCTTTTAGCTTGTTGAAATATGTTAGCTTGACTCGTGTCAAAATGCTTACCAATTTCAACATCAGACATTCCACCTCTCCTCATTCTGAAAATTGTTGATAGACGATGAGATGCCTGTGTAGGAGTATGTAATTGTTTTGGATCAATACCAATTCTTGGACCATACTTTTTTATGGCCTGAGGGAGAGTATAAGGATCAAGATGATCCATACCCATATCTTTTGCAATTAGTTCTTTGTTTCCTTTGTGCTTTGTGAATACGTTTTTTAGTTTTCTTAGCTTATTGTTTGGCCAACTCCAACGTTTTTCTTCTGGATTTTTAGCTTGCCACACAGTAAATTTTCTATTTCTTTTAGGAGCATTAGCACCATATTTCATACCTGGATGATTTGTAGCATCCTTGATTTGACGACCTGTTAGTCCCATTCTTTTACCTATTTCCGCATGACTAACATTTGGATCAGATAAGTGATGATTTAATTCTCTAACTCTATCTGGAGTCCAGATTTCTTTATGGCTACGTGGGGGAATACCTAATTTTTCACCATGATTTCTAAGAAGTCTGCGCACAACCCATTCCGAAGTATTCATTTTACCGGCAATTTCTTTTACACTTTTTTGCGGATCAGCCGCGTGCTTAGCTAATACACTTAATCTATCCTTAGTTCTACCAAAGATACCATGTTGTCCACGTTTATATTGTGGGGTTTCTTCTTCTTGTTCAAAGATAAATCTTTTGAAGCGCATCATTTTGAGTTACCCCACGAGTCCAGGGATTGGTAAACTCCAGGTTTTAATAAGCTCTTCTTCCAGGCGTAATTTTTCTTCAAGTGCTTCGTTATAGATTTGCTGACCATTGAAGATGATACCACCAACCATTGGAACCATTCCATATTTCTTCAGATTGTTGCCCCATTGCTCTTTTACCAAGCAAGTCGTATATCTTTGGAGCCAACGGTCGGACCATACTTCAGAGAAGTTGTCGGGATGGATTCTCCTATAAGCTTCAAGAATAAGGTAGGTGCCAGCTGCAACGGCATCCCAAGCCATGTCAATCTCGCAGCGGTCTTTGTACTTGTTGAAGCGGATAGGTTGCTTGCCCACAAGAACCTCTTCTATAAGAGCGATGTTCTGGCGGACGATATAGTAATCTGGAACCCACAAGTTTGACAACTGGTAAATGTCATTCAAGGCGATCTGGTAACGGATGTTGAAGATGCTGCTGACGCTTGATTCAGCTATACCCACATCAAACAGATTGATGACGCCTGTGATTTCTGGAGGCAAGGGAACGAAGCCACCTAGTTCAGCCACCACGTTAGCAAATTGCCCTCCAGAGCTTGGAATCGTGACTGTAGGAGGTGTTCCATAGTGATCCCCATTGTCTGTAAAGTGAACAGATGTTATATAGCCATTGCCATTAGTTGTAATCGTTCCATTCGCTGCACTCCCGCCTCCATTTGAGAAAACAAGAGGATCAGAGTTGCTATAGCCTATGCCACCATTTTCAATTGTTAGTCCATAGATTTTGTCAGGATAATTATTGGCTACGATAACATGTTTATAATAGGTCTTTTCTGTGCCTTCAAAGTGAAAGTCCCAGAAAGTAGTCAAAGCAACATCAATACAATCATCAACTTGTTCATCTGCCACGTTTATTTCAATAACTGGCTCCCCAAGTCTTCTCTTACAGAAGGCTCCAAATTCTGCTCTTGTTGTCGGTATAGCCATGATTTATCCTATGTGAAAATGCTGATGAATTATTTAGAAAAAAGAAAAAGGGGCCGAAAAGCCCCTTTCTCCAACTTCCTTGTCCCTAAGGGATGTGCGTCAAACGCAGTGATCGTATCTCAAGGCTCGCTTTTTTTTACTTCTTGCCTGCTGAAGCTAGCATTATCTTATGGCTTCTTGAGGCTTCATTCAATGTGAGCTTCTTATCAGCCACTTTCTGAACTGTTTTTGGATCAGGTGCTACAGCGTCGTGAGCAACTTGGCCATTCATTTTCAGAAGGGACATGACAATTGCAACAAGTTCGGTAACGTTAGTGGCAGCTTGACCCGTTCCGAAAATTGGAGCAATCAGCTTAGACCACCATGTATTCTCCATCACCGTTGGTCGTGGAAGGCCAAGCCAACCAACAACTAGACCGATGACGACTTGAACCCATGGCATCGCAAGATAAGCAATTAGTGTTTCTAGCATGTTTTATGAACTCCTATAGGTTGTATGATCATATCAGTATTTAGGCTTTTATATTTCAGACTAGAAGCGCAAATCCACTCAAGAACATAACACCTAATATCATGCCCACAAATAACCATTTGAAAAATATAGGTTTTTGGGAATGATAGTAAGTATCTAGGAAACATCCCCTATATAAAACAAATTTTGTTGGTTCAGTTTTCATCATGGGATTAGTCCGCTTTTGAATACCAGTATAATCAAGCTCCCGATGAATGCAGTAAGAATGAGTCCTATAGCAGCATAAACCGCCCTTTGTATTGGAGCAAATTCTTTCTTTGTTACGTATTTTTCGTCTAGACGCTCTTGAATATCATTAAGTTCCCTTTGAACAGAGACGATTCGCTCTTCAAGGCGAACAAGAAGTTCTCGGGTAGCGGCTTCTCTGTCTCTAGCGTTTTTATCAGTCATTTTCCTTTGGCCTCAATACTCTCTTCTTAGTTCCAAGATGATGATTTGGATTCACACAACGACTATCATCACATATTCGGAATAATTTAGGAGGAGGTTCTTTACCTTTTACTTTTCTATAAACGTCTCTTACTGCATGTTTATTACTATTGTTACGATAAACAGCTTTGACATTATTATTAACATTCAATCTTCCCTTCCAAAACCAATGACCATTATCTCTAAATTCTTTCTTTACGTTTTTCATAATGTCATCATCAGATTCTTTGATATTCTTCTTAGCATAACGATTACTACGAATAGTTACTGCTGGTTCAGAAGGTTTCATATAATGCTTCCAAAGATAACGCTTGATATGAGGAAAGGTATCGTTTGCAATTTTTGAAGCTGCTATGAGATGGACAGGATGGACAGGTGTAAAACTATCATGCCCCATTATACCATAAAGTGCAGCATTTACGCCAGCAAATCCAGCCGTAGCCGCAGTATAACCCGCGATTTTCTTTTTTCGCGGGGACATTGAGTTTATGATATCTCGTAAGTTTCTGCCCAAGGATTAATTACCAACTTCCGCCGCCGCCACCGCCGCCGAAGTCACCACCGCCACCTTTGAAAGCACCTTTGGCATTGATCTTTGCTGATTTGAAGTCGCCTTTCCAGCTACCTTTATATTTCCAGAATTTCCAGTCTTTATCGAACTTACCACCTTTTTCATGGGCAGGATTAATAGGATCACGTTTGACAGGCACTCCAGACCCAACGTGTTGATTGGTCGGATTTCTCATAACAGCACCGCGTCTTGTATCTTCAGCTTCAAACCCTTTATCTCTGGCCATTTTTGACTTGGCAACCATTTGATAGCCGGTAGCGTGTTTCTTTGTGGTGCCTGTCATGATAACTTCATTAGGCTTGACTTTGGTGAGGAATGATCTAAACGACTTCTTGACATGATTCAAAATTGCTCTTGAATCCTCTGTAGAGAAGTTTTTTTGTTTGAACACACTACCATTCACATGAACTGTCGGCCGATAAGAGCCACCTTTTCCCCGACGATAGCGAACATGAACCTTATGTCCATTGATTTCTTTATAATCTACATAACCCTTGTCTTTACGGAATCGTCCAGGGAGAGGTTCAAGTTTTTCATTGAGATATTGAATAAAAGAAATCATAGGTCTGCCTTTTGTTAGAAATTGTTTACTTTTATTTAGGGAATATCAAGTTCTAATTCCACTTCAATCATACGACGTTGTAAGTCTTGAATAACGAGTATAAGAGACTTTATGATTGGATCAACATCTAAGGTTTCAATATCTAAGTCTTTGAAATTATTAGGGTTTATTATTTGGATATTTGTGGACATTTATCAACCTACTATTGTCTTCTAGAGCCTTGAACTCATGCCACTGACCAATTTCCCAGTCTAGAATCTGGCCGGTGACTGCTACCACCTTCCATTCTGTGTTAGGCGGACCATAAACTTCAAATGATCCGCGCCCAATAATAGTAATATGCACATCTTCGCGCTCGTGTTTGTGAAGCGGAAGAATATCATCTCGTCTGGCAAAGTCATAGACCACGCCAGTCAAGTCACCAAAAGCAATTAGCTGTAAATTAGGTAAGGACACCAGGACCACCCGTGTTTGAGTATTCTACCTTGGCTTGGAGAGGAGAAACTACAGGAGGTTCCGGTTTTTTTACAATTCCTTTGTCTTCATGATAGTAATAATGATCAGCTTTCACATGATCTTCACATTCAATCCATTTCAATGTTGGACACACTTCAAACATACCTTCACTGACTTGAGCGACACGAAATCCAAGCTCTTTACCTTCATGATCATGCGCTTTCTCATCAAAGGATATGAGGGCATACTTTTTGCTATCAGATGTTAACTTTTTGCTAACAGATGTTTTCAATTTCTTCTTCGCCATGATTTATCTCCTTATGCTATGTATTCAATTATACAGACGCCATCGCCGCCAACACCTCCAGCTGCAC